AGCCCCTAGGGGCTACCCGACGCGTGTGTGATATCTGTCATACACTTCCACAGATGACAATTGGAAAGGAGTCCGCCATGGTTTTAACCCAGAAAAGTTCTGCGGTGAAGGTGAAATTCCGTCATCGCAGTAATGGGTTAGCTCCGTGGACTGAAGGAGGGATAGTTGAGAAATTCAACACCTCTGAGATGATCTCAATCAATCATCCAGGTTGGCAGACCAACACTTCGGGTGACAGCGGTGGTTATTTTCTTCTTTCGAAGAACACCGAGGTACACTCGCCTGGGTCCCTTAAAACAGGACTATTTGAAGGTCAGTTCTTGTGTGGTAAGCCGTCCGGTTTTTCTGGATTGCTTACTTCTTACACAAGTCCGTCGAACACGCAGCTTGATGCTGCGGGAACGACCGCGATTTCTCGCGTAGAGCCAACTCATTCAGTTGCTGACGTTGCCACCTTCATCGGTGAGTTACGTCAGGATGGACTTCCTCGTCTGAGACCAGAGGTAATGCGCGCCACGACAAAGCGCGCACGTGCAGCTGGTTCTGACTACCTTAATGTCGAATTTGGGTGGAAACCAATGGTGTCGGACCTTCGAAAGATGGCCCTAGCCGTTAGATCCTCCCACGACATTATGGAAAATTACCGTTCACACGGTAAAGGTCAGAAAATCAGACGGAGATTTGTCTTTCCAACCCAAAGTGAAACTGCCTCTGGAAGCTATGGTAATTTTATACCAAACCCTTCCAGTGTCAATCTCTTTGGGACAGGGGTCTACTCTGTTCATCGCCAGCAGGATATGTGGTTTTCCGGAGCTTTCCGGTACCACGTCCCGATTGGCGACACAACTGCGGACAAAATCCGAAGCTATGCTTCGGAGGCCCAAAAGTTGTTGGGAGTTAGTTTAACTCCTGAGACAGTGTGGAATGTGTCACCCTGGTCATGGCTCGTCGATTGGCAAACCAATACCGGAGATGTGTTACATAACATCTCCGCTATGGGGCGCGACGGGCTGGTGCTGCAGTATGGTTATATGATGGCTCATACTCTGTATGAGGAATCCGCGTCCGCCCGATTTGGGGGGGCCGGATATGCATCATATATCATCACGTCGGACACAAAAGTCCGGCGACCTGCAACACCCTATGGATTCGGCGTTGACTTGAATGCTCTCACGAGCAAACAGTCTGCCATTCTGGTCGCGCTTGGTTTATCCAAGACGTGACAAACCCTGCTACCAACCGGTAGTGGGTCTTCCACGACCAGCACTGAACTAGTGCTGAGTTCCCGACCATCGTCGTGAGACGACGGAAGAGAGTAGTTCATGGCGTACGCCGATCCGCAAACTGTCACTATCAACGCAGTTCCCAACACCCTGCCACGAGTCAGTTCCGATCGTAACGCTGGCGTCTTTCAAAAGGACGACGGCACGATCGCGCTGGCTGTTTCCCATCAATACGGGAAGCGTGTGCGTAGGGCGTTGAAACTGACGCACCAGAAGACCATCACCGATCCGGTAATTTCCGGCAATTTCACGCGGGTCAACATTGATTTCACTTTTGTGGTCAATGCCCCGCTTGTCGGATACTCGGTCGCTGAGGCGAAGCAGATTGGGGATGCCTTGACGGCATACCTCACAGCTTCATCTGGTGCTCGCCTTACCCAATTGCTGGGTGGCGAGAATTGATACGGATTCCAGACGTCATACTCTGGGTTCAGGACATTGCTGTCCTAATCCGTGTCCTTTGGGAGATCCTCCTGAAGCAGGAGGCTCACAAAGATGGACATGACAATCACAGAGGTATTGCTTATGTGCGCAAGACACGCGGGACATGTAAATGTCACTGGTGCTTAGCGTAGTAAGGCAATACAGTCACAGTGACCCCCCCGGCAGTTCTGGGTAGGCAGTCAGTCACCAAATGCCACGGACGGCAAAAGGTGAGTTGACGACCCTACCCAGGCTGTCGGGGGCCCCCTGGGACCCCTCTCTGCTGATGACGATGCCGTAAAACTATCCCACCACGACCCTATCACACGAGTCATGGCATGGGTTGGCGTCGGTCAGCAGAGAGGCTACCAGGAGGTTCTGTGCTCTCTGTATCGGATGCGGTGTGCATCATGGCGGGAACGGACTCCTCCCGAAAGGAGGTACCGTTGAAAAGCCTGATGCTACTGTGGAAAGTGTTAGCCATTGAAATGGCTGACATGTGTCACACAAGCGCCACTCTTGACATTGAATATGTCAAGAGGCGATTCAAACACGAGGGCGAGAAGTTTCTTACTTCTCGCCTGCCCCTGTATTCTAAGGACCTCGAAAGGGCCCTAGAATATGGTAAGGTGACTCCCTACCTCTTTTGTGGTTTCCACAAGAGAGGCGAACTCCCCGTATTTTTGGGTGGGTTCGTGGAAAAAGTGTTTGATCGCGAAACTGGTGTGCTGTTTGATGATCCATGCATAGAATCCATCTTGGCCATTAGGCAACTTACGTTGCTCTTTGGCAAGATGCAGCCCCCCGGGCGTAAACACCCCGGCGAAGCTGCCGCTATGCTTGGTTTCATCAAATGCGAAGAGGAAGTAAAAGCTGCCGACAGTTGTACTCCTCCATCGAGGCTTCATAGCCTCAGGAGGATGTCGCAGCTCCTGTTCGGGGACATATTTGATGGATTGAATCGCAAGATTCAGTTCAACCAAATTGTACCCAAACATGGCCCTGGAGCCACCGCTGACAAACTCCGAGGTAATCGGAAGTTTGATCAACGCGAATGGCCAACCAGGATGGAGTACATCTTCCCTTTCGGGGATTATGCTCTCCCATCGCCAGGCGAAAGTTACCTGTACGATGCCGTTTGCTTCCTCGATCCCGGTGCGGAGAGACCTGTAAGGGTCATCTGCGTGCCTAAAACGTACGACAAGCCCAGGATCATTGCCATAGAGCCGACCTGTATGCAGTATATGCAGCAGGCAATACTCTATGACTTGGTTCCGGTGTTGGAGAAGGATACTTTCCTCTCTCCTTTCGTTGGGTTCACAAGTCAAGAGCCTAATCAGCTCATGGCTTGTGAAGGTTCCATTAACCAGGAACTTGCCACACTCGATCTGAGTGAGGCGTCCGACCGCGTGTCGTATCAGCATGTACTTGCAGTGTTGGGTACCTACTATCCCTTCTTAAATGAAGGAGTAGATGCCTGTCGCTCAAGGAAGGCTGATGTGCCTGGCCACGGAGTGATCCGTTTGGCCAAGTTCGCGTCGATGGGATCCGCTCTCTGTTTTCCATTTGAAGAGATGGTGTTCTTAGCCATCATTTTCACTTCAATAGAAGCAGAGATGCAAATCCAGTTCACCCGCAAAGATGTAACATCCTTTGTGGGGAAGGTGCGTGTCTATGGGGATGATATTATCGTTCCCAAAGACTATGTGCAATGCGTGATCGACGGCCTAGAGTCCTTTGGACTTAAGGTCAATGTCGACAAGAGTTTCTGGAATGGGAAATTCCGGGAATCTTGCGGGAAGGAGTACTACGACGGCAAGGACGTTACCTTAGTCCGCTTTCGTAAACAACTCCCGAAATCACGCAAGAGCGTTGATGAGGTATTGTCACTCGTGGCAACACGTAACCTGATGTACAATAAGGGTTATGTGTCGACGGTGGCAGCTCTCGATGAAATCATTGGAAAGGTCTTAAAGCACTTTCCAGTGGTTGAGAGTACATCACCTGCTCTAGGGCGGCATGACGTTGAGGGATACACTTCTCAGCGTCATGACAAGAAACTACATCGGCCCCTGGTTAGGGCTTATGTAGTTCGTTCCAAGCCACCACCTTCCAAGGTGTCTGGTGAGGGAGCTCTAGTGAAGTTCTTGACTAAACGCAGCCCTTTGCCAATGGCTGACGTCGAGCACCTTCAACGCTCCGGGCGTCCTCAGTCGTCGCATTTAAAACTGAGGTGGGTCGTTCCATTCTGAAAGGAACGCTCCATAAGGGAACCCCATCTACTTGTAGGTGGGGAGGCTAGCAGACACGGGTGAAAAGCCCGAATAAGCCTTGAGCTGAAGCTCTAGCCAGAGGGGTCAAATGCATTTCCTTTCTGTCATTTATGAC